TCCGGTAAGTTCGTTGAAGATCTCGCTTTCAGGAACTACTATCGTAAGCACTCGCTCATCCTCCGTTTATACGTCAGGCTTTCGGAAGAGCAGCCTCAGCCTGCGCCATCAGATCGGAAGGCATGATGCCGCGAATAAACGCATTGGCCTTGTCCACATCCTGAAGCAGGTCGAACAGCAGCGTCGAATAGGCTTCGGACTGCATGAAATCCTCCGTGAACTCCTTGGACTTCTTGAAATACTTGCCGTCAAGCGTCTTCATGCCGATGGAATGTTTGATCAGATCCTCAAAGACCTCGATGATTCGGTAATTGTCTTCGGAAGCCACGGCATTCTCCAACATCTTCTGGAAGGCGCCCTTCGTGGTTGTCTCAAGCCGCAAAAGCTCCGCCTTGGAAAGATTAAACCAGTATTCTTCCGTGCGCTCGTTGCCGTTGTAATCGGTGTAGGTGATCGTCTGCTTGATCATGAAAAATATAACTCCTTTCCTCTGTCAAAAAAATAGAGGCTGCCCCGTTTAGAGACAGCCTCCCTGTAAATATCCCTTAGCCGGCGGGCGTCATCAGGGTGATAACTTCAGCGGGGAGCGGAAGTTCAGCTTCTTCCGAAGCGCTGCCGTAAAGCTTCGCCTCAAGAGCAGCGAGGCAGGTTGGGTCGGCGGTTCGAGAGTCGATCGTAATGCTGGAAACCGGCTTATAGCCAGCCGTCTCAACACCGGTGCAAGTGAACTCCCACGAGAACGTGATCGCCTCGGGCGAATCGTTGATCGTGTTGTAAGTACGCTCAGAAGGCGAAGCGGTAGCGCCGTAAACCAGGTGCAGAAGATAAGCGTTTTCCGCGGCAGGATCAGTATCGTCGCCGATCTGCGTGCGATAGGAGAAGCCGAACACCTTGCGGCTCTGCTGACCAAGCTTCACGCCAGTCGCGGAAGCATGCAGCGCGGAGCCGTCGCACTCGGCAAACTCGTCGGGATACGTGTAGGCCTCGATCGTACCGCCGTAAGTTTCCGGGGAGCGAAGGGTGCCGTACTTGATGTTGTCGGCCCACAGATCAGTCGGCTCCGCGCCGGAAGGAGTCTCGCTCACGCTGGTAAGGCCATTCCAGGCAACGCCCGTGTCGTAAGTGCCGGAAGAGCTGATCGGATAAAGAACGCCCTTCGATACGCCAGTCTCGAAATACTTCTCGCCAGTGCCATCCCAAGTAAGAACAGCCATAGTGGATCCTCCTTAAAAATAAAGTCTGAATACGTAGTGGTAAAGGTTGTCGGATGAAAAATGCCGCTCCATTGAACACAATGGGAGCCGCGCGATTTTGTCGGGTATTTCACTGTCAGGGTCTTCGCAAATGAATGTCACTGTGTAACAGTGAGTCAAGCAATAGGGAGAATTATTGGCAAATATAACGTCGTTCTTGTCGCGCTCGTATACGATGCAGGGGTAGCGCATGCGAATCGTTTCGGGCGGTTGGAAGTAGACGCTCTCACTTCCTAGAGTCGCCTCTAAAAGTTCTTGTAACTCAACTCGCCGGCTTATTGTACACACCCCCGATCGTAAGGATGAGCCGGGGCCTCTGGACTTCCACATTCGTGATCTTCCAATAGGCCCCCATCCATGAAATATAGCGCATGGCGAAGAAATTCTCGTTCGCGTAAGCATCCGCAACGATGCTGATCTGATTGTTCACATTCAGATCATCGTTGAGATGTTCGCCGTTCTCCCACTTGCGGGTATTTCGGAGCACATCGCCGCGATAATCCCGCTCGGTTGTCACCTCGCGGTACACTCCGGGTGCAGTCTCCTCTGTTTTAGTAAACCCTATCTTCCCGAAGAACTTCGCCATTTTGACGCCTCCGGACCTTACGCCTCTTCAGGATCGGCAGCGGCGCTAAGCACGGTAAGTACCGCGGTGGTCGGGGTACCACTGTCCGCTTTGACGATCGTTACAGAGGCGACGCCGGCGTCGACGGTGAAGCTTACAGGCTTGTACTGGACGTCGTCGATAACGACGATCATACCCTTGTTGAAAAGATCAGTCAGTTCGCTGGTCGTGATCTGCGTCTCACAATCGGGGTCGACATAAAGCTTGGTGTCGGAACCCTTATTGTAGGTATAAGTCGCTCTCACGTGTACATCTTTAGCGTCATCAAAAATGCGATTCATGTGTTAGTTCCTCCTAACTTATGCCGAAACGTTGAGAGTAAGCGCAATAGCGGAGTAAGGCTTCACCAAAGCGCCGGAGCAACGAGTCTCAATAAGATACTTCTGCTGGTTGTAGTCGATGTCGAAATCATCAAACATGTTGATTGCGCCGCCCTTATCCGCGCCGACGTTATAATCGGCAAGATTGACAATCACGCCCATCAGCGGCTTATCGGAAGCATCCTTTACGCCCTCCATCACGGGAACGGTGACGATCTCCTTCACGCGAAGGACATTCGCTAGCTGCGCGGGGGAAGAGTAAAGGAAGTGACCGATCTCGTCTTCAAGAAGCAGGCAGTCGGTAAGAATATCTTCCGTGGTAAACAGAGTCGGGTTGCCGGAACCTTTATAGTCCTTCCGGGCCTTGATCGCAGCGCGGATAAATTCCTTCGCCTTATCGCTGTCCGTAGCGCTGGAAGCTACCGTCACGGAGGCCTTGATCGTGTAGAGATCATCATCCTTAAAGATCGGACGAATGCAATCTTCCTTGATCTTGTCATCCGAAGAAGCAAGGCGACCATCGCCGACCAGAATAGCACGAGCGATCTCCTCATCCAGCATCATCCTCATTTCCTGCTTCAACCAGGCGATAACGTCGAAATCGGTGATGTCGATCACATCGTCGCGATCCATCTTCTGCTTCTTGTAGATCGTGCAAGGCGTAGTGGTGCGCTTAAGCAGGGAGAAAACCTCTTCCTTCTTGAGCTTACCCTTGATGTAACCCTTGGCACGAGCCTCGTCTTCAGTAATATCTGCAAAGATAGACTTAATGCGGGAGAAAGGAGAATGGTGAGTGCCATTCATAACCTTGCTGACCCAGCCCATCTCTCGCTGGATAAACGTGGGCTTATCCGTAATATTGCGGGCATCCGGGAACAGGTATTCGAGATTCTCAATACCGTACTCTTCGGCATGCTGAATGAAGCTTTCTTTCATGCTGCCATAACGCTTGGCGTCGTTGATGATCGTGCTCATCTCCGAATGGGTGAGCGTATCATTCTGCTTCTCGGTATCCTTGTCGAAAACATTGTGCTTCACAGTATCATCCTCCTTGTTATCATCTTCTTCGTCGTCGGATTCTTTGTCTTCCACGAGTTCTCCGATGATCGCATACACCACGTTCTTCTGTTTCTCCGTGAGTGTATTGAAAACGTCACCGACAGTTTCTTCACTGTTACTTTCAGAAGTTTTCTTCTCTTCCTTAGATTCTTCGGCGTGAAAAAGCTCCAGCTTATCTCCAGTGGAAATCACGGCTTCATCAGTCTCCTCATCATAACCGGTGTCATAATTGTGGCAGATCACAGAGTCGATAAACGCACCCGGATTCGCTCCGGCGAGCACAAGGCTAACCTCGCGAATAGCGCCATGAACAACGTTACTGCCCTGCTGCTTCAACTGATTGGCAAATATAGACATCGCTGCCACATCGCCATGCTTAACGGCTTCCTTGGCAGACTTCGCATTCTCAGAATCATTGAAAGAGCAGTATGCGTATACGCCTTCTTCGCGATTCTCAAGTCGAGCATGACCCAAAATATCATTCGGGTCATTGTGCTGGTGATTCCACACCAAAGGAACAGTATGACCGTCGCAATCCTTGAAGGCATCTTTGCGGATCACGCGGCCGTCGCTACAACGAAGATCGTTCTTTGTAGCCCAGCCACTAAAGTCCCATCTCTTCGTCTCCATTTTGACTTTCTTCCTCCTCTACATCGTTAGTCTCGCCACTGTTGTGCGGAATCAACTCTTCGTTTGATACGCTCAGGTTCTTGTTGCGCAAAGTGTCGGCATTCGGGTCCTCAGAAGGCTTCATGCCGATTACCTGGCGGATCTCATTGCTCGTCATGATCTCGTTTCGAGTCATCTTATCGGCGATCTCAGCAAGATCGTTGACAGGAACAAGCCTGAACGGATCTCTGAAGAAAACAATGGACTGCCTCTGAGAGCGGGCAGTCTTTGTAAGAAACTTTCGCTTCATTTCATCCACAACGGCGGAAATGATCGGCTCGATCGCTCGGTTGTTGTAGTTCAACATCGTCTTCTCATCGGCGGTCCCATCCATTACCGTCGCCGTCATCCCAAGTTGACTGTAAAACAGATTTTGCAAATACTCGATCTGCTTCATCAGGTTGTTTTCGATCGGACGGTTAAGCTGTGTAACACGCTCGGTACCGTCTATGTATGCGACTCCATACTTGGAGCCAGCCAACTGATCCTCGACATCCCTGCGCCTTTTCTCAGCTTGACTACGACGAAGATCTGTTTTCACAACGTATGGAAGCTGGATAATTAGATCGAGTTTACCGGAACAGTTATGTTCGTCTACCACATCAAGAAGGCTCAGCTTTCGCATAAGCCTCTGCGCCGTGGAGTTCGGCTCGTTCATCACCGCGTAAAACGGATTCTCGGGAAGTGCCACGATCTTCTTCGGAAGAATGACTTCTTCCTGTCGCCCAACTTTTTCATTGTAAAGCCTGACGCGAACGTGTTCTGGATACCACTCGATCACCTTTCCAACTCGCATGGAATCGATACTGTACGATCCTCTATTCGGATCAACACTTGTCTCGACAGGAACGATCGCCACGCAACCCTCATCAAGCAGAGAAGCGAAAATATCCTGCCGAAACGCTCGACCTGACTGGTCAATGTTCGCCTCAATGTTCAAACACTGATTAAGACCTGAATCGATCGTCTCTTTATATCGCCCATTCTCATCGAGTCTTACATGCTGAATATCGATCGCAGCGGCATCCATAGCAATGCGATTGAGAACGGCTGTGAGAATAGAGCGTTCGTTTCCTCTTGTAAATCGAATGCGATCTGGCCGATAAGAATATCCAAGTCCATAGTCGATGGTCGTGGGGTCGCGATTCCGAAACGCATCCCAAGCGTGTTTCAGTCTATCGGTAAGTCCCATGGTCAACGTCCTTTCTTTTCG